CAGATAGAACTGACTTTGAGACAGACGAAGCATCAAGATTAAGAGCAACGCAAGAACTTCAGGCATTAGCACCTTTGACACAGGCTCTTACAGAACAACAGGCAGGTGGCTTACTAACAGCAGGTGAAGCAGAAAGAATGTTAGACCAAAGGGCATTAGACACTGCTTATGGTGATTTTCAGGCTCAGGCGGCTTATCCATTTGAAATGTTAAACTTTGCATTAGGTGCACTACAGGGTATACCTTACGAAACACTGCAAAGACAGATGGCATCAGGTCAAACTTATTTACAACAACCAAGCATATATGGACAAACTATAGGTGGTTTAGGTTCATTAGCGGCACTTTACAAATTGGCGAATACTTAAATTATGTCTACAACATTAGAAATGTTAAAAAAAATAGCTGAAAACCAGATGGGTGCATCAGGCACAAGTACAAATGATTTAACTGGTGGTGCTTTACAAAATTTAATTTTAAAGCAAATTCAAAACACACAAAGAAATCCTGAAAGAGATAAATACTTAGCTTTATTAGAAGGTTTTAGCACATTAGGTGAAAAGTCAAGTCAAGCCGGTGCTACTGCTTTAGGTGCAGGTTTTGCAGGTTTGAGACAAGGTGTAAAAAGCATGCTTCAATCTCAGGCTAGAGATGAAAAAAGAGACTTGCAAAACATAACTTTATTGTCATCCATACAAAAACTTGGAAATGTAGCTAGAAAACCCTATGAATTAACTAAAGATGATGCCTCATTTGCACAGTTTGGTGGTCAAAAGAAATACGATATTGTTTATTTAACTACCTCAGAATTTAATGCATTAGCTCCTAATAAAAGAGGTAGTTTGCTTCCATATACAAAGCAAGAAATTAAAACAACAACAAATAATGTAGGTGATGAAATTTATCTTGGTGGCAGGTTAGATGGTAAAAAAGTCCTTGATGAATCAGGTCTTGGCACAGCAGATTACAGCAATGAACTTAATATAGATACAACAGCACAGGAAATTGTTTTAGACAATGATAATGTTGTAGGCACAGTACAAAAGGGAGCAAAATTAAGTGACGAACAAATAAGAGCCTTGCCTCCTATGAATAAACTACAAAGTGACAACTTTTTTAAAGTTCAACAAAACTATAATAAAGATAAATTTGTAGCAAGATATAATGAAATATTACCAAACATAGAGAATATTATCACAGCTTATGACAAAGCTTACACCTTAGATAAACCCGGTGCCGCGGACATCTCCTTGATTTTTTCATATATGAAAATGTTAGACCCAAGAAGTGTTGTTAGAGAAGGTGAGTTCTTAGTTGCACGGCAGACAGGCGGACCCGCTGATTTTTTACTTTCTTATCTTAACAGGTTGAAAGATGGTAGTATTTTGACTGATGGTGTAAGAAGGTCATTTAGAGACATGGCAATAGGATTATATGACAATGCTTCAAAAAATTTAAATACTTCCAATCAAAGGGTTTTAAATCAAATAACTGGTGTTTTTAAAATACCAGAGGGTTATGGAAAATCTATATTAATAAATCCTGTTAACTTTGATAGCAAAGTTAGAGCTAACAATTTTAAAGTAAGATTGCCTAAAACATTGAGTAAAGATACTTTCAAAGAGATGTTTGTAAATCAAAACGCAACTTTAGATGATATTACTTACATGTTAAAAGCAGATAATGTGAAAGATAATGACAAAATAAAATCAATAATTAGTGAAATTCTTGGTGAAGTAAAACAAAATAAATTTAAATTAGTGCCTATACCTAACAACCTTAATTCTGTGAAGATAAAAAATAGATGAGTGAATTAGATAAAAAAATAGAAGACCAATTAAAAGATTTATACAGTGTCAATTATGGTGACGAAGAAACAGGTCTGACAATGATGGACAGAGTTCAACTTATTGCAGATGGAGCTTTGATGGGTTGGTCTGATGAAGCTTATGCAAAATTAACATCACTGATTGGAGACAGACCTTACGAAGAAATAGTAAGGGATATTAGAATTAGTTTAGAACAGGCAAAGCAAAAAGATGGCTCATTTAAATATCAACTAGGTGGTGCTTTTTTACCTGTTCTTGCAACTATACCTTTTAGTAGTGCAACAGCACCATTATCATTTGGTAGATTAGCTGTCTATGGTGCAGGTACAGGTCTTACAACTTCTGTTGGTGACCAACCTAGTTTTGGTGATATGAACCCAGTAGAAATAGGCATAGAAACTGCAATAAACACAGTTGCTTCACCTACACTAGCTAAAGCTGTTAACTTAGGTGGCACAGCAATAAAAAAAGTTGTTGAGAAAAGTGGTGGTCTTAGCAAGAGAGTTGAAGACAAACTCATGGAGGTAGTTGAGGCATCTGGAGAAAGTAAAGAATCAATTATACAAGCAGTTTTAGCAGGAAAAACTATTCCAGAGATAAGTGACCAGATGGCTCTTAACATTAGAACTGTTTATGCTAAGTCACCAGAAGCAGGAAAAATCATATCAGATAGTGTTGAAAAAAGATTTACAGATAAACCAAAAATTGTAACAGATAAAATACAAAAAGGATTATCAAAAGACACACCAGAGGGAAATGTCTTACAAGCATTTACTATGAGTGAAAAAGCTATAACTCAAGCAGAGAGTAAAGCTTACAATAAGGTTTTTGAGAAGTTTAAAGATTTAAATAATCCAGAAGTTGATAATTTAGTATTAAGTATAGTTAATAGGATAAACCCAAAACAATTAACGAAAGATGTTAATTTAATAAACACAATGAAAGGTTTGCCATCAGTTTTCAAAAAAAATAAAGATGGAACATTTGAATTAAATAGAAGTCTATCTTTAGAAGAGGCAGAAAATGTTTATAGAGTAGTCAGAGATTTAGGTGAGGGTCTTGCTAAAAAAGAAGGTAAATTTACAGTTGCAACTGGTGTTAAAGAATTAGCTAATGAACTTAAAAATAAATTAGATGATATATCTCCAGAGCTACAAACAACAAGAGCCAACTACAGAACAATAAAAGCATCAAGAGATGAGTTTGATGAAGGTTCAAAACTATTAGGTAACTCACCTGATAAAGTTGAGGTCATATTAAATCAAAAATTTACACAACTACAAAATCAACCTGAGCTTTTACAAGCATTTAAAGAAGGTGTTGCCAACAATATTAGAGCCAAAATAGCTCAAAGAGGTGGCAAACCTGCTTTAATTAGAAGAATAGCAAACCCTGATAGTCAAGAGTACAAAATACTACAAAGACTATTTCCAGATGATGAGTTTACAAACTTAATTAATGATGTAAATGTTGCCATGGGTGCTATGACATCTAAAAATGTTATAAAAGGTGGTTCTATCACAGCTACAGCTTTAGGAAGACAAGATGCAGTCAAGCCTACATTATCTAAAACAGATGCCTTAGAGCTTGGTTTAGCGGCAACCAGTGGTAATATATTTGCTATAACAAGGTTAATGAAATTCTTTTTTCCAAACAAGGTTGCCAATTTAAGTGATGATGAAATGAAAAAATTAGCACAGCTTATTGTAAATGAAGATGCTGAATTGTTACAAAATGCACTTACTAACATGGAAGCTAGAAATCAATTATTAGGAATTGTAGATAGAAAAATATCAAATTTACAGAAGCTAGGTACAGCACCAACAGCCAGAACAGCAACAGAAGGATTTGGTTTTTCTCCTGAAGGGAGTTTGGAATTTGGTTTTGGTGAAGATGAAAATATTGCAAAACAATTTTTATCAGGCACTTCTAAAAGTACGAAAGACAAAATAATGCAATCAGCAACTAATTAATGTGGGGAGTTATATTAAATTACATGCCTAGACCATCAGTTACAGAAGTGAAATCTCAAATAGACACTCACGAAGCCGTATGTGCAGAGAGATGGAAAGAAACCATTTTGCGAATCAAACGCATAGAACATATTATGATTGGAACTGCAGGAACTACAATCGTTCTTTTAATTGGGTTATTGGTCAGATAAATGGATCCGCTCACCATTGCAGGTGCTATTGGGGTTGCTTCCAAAGCATTCAATGCCATAAAGCAGGGGTTCGCAGTTGGGCAGGATTTAGACCAAATGGCAGGGCAAATTGGAAAATGGATGAGTGCTGTTTCTGACGTAGACCAAGCGGAGAAGGAAGCCAAGAACCCTCCACTGTTTAAAAAACTTATGTATGCCAGTTCTATAGAACAACAAGCTTTGGAGGCATTCGCGGCTAAAAAGAAACTTGAACAGCAAAGAGCAGAACTAAAACAATATTTAATTCTATCATTCGGACCTTCTGCATGGAACGAGCTTCTTCATATGGAAGGAACGATAAGAAAAGAACGTCAAGAAATGATATATAAACGTAAGGAAAGAATACACAAAATTGTCAATGGCATTGCCATAGGAGTGCTAACATTAACAATTATAGGCTTCATATTTTTACTTATATATTTATGGAAAGAGAGAAACTAATGCATAACGAAGATTTTATACATATAGTTTTAGGTATTTGGGGTTACGCTTTTTTGTTTGGATATTTTTTCTAAACAAAGCAGTGGCACACTTATCTTCATCCTTCATGTGCCTATGTAAGTGGCGTTGGGAGAAAATTATAAATTTTCTATGAAGACCAATTCCATCTTTACAAGATATAATTAAAATCTTTCAATAGATAGATTTTGTTAAATTATATCTCTTATAACTTATAATAATTAATCTATCATAGTCAATGCAGTAATTTTGTGATGGTCACTAATTACCATTCTGACTTCTTCTTCACTATCTGCTTGTATGATAAGACCAATGTACTCTCCGTGCCTTGGCATATCAGGCAAATCATCATATAATCTTATTTTGACATAATATTTATTTTCAGTCATAAAACCCTCTTTTTAGTAGTATTTTTTTTTAAATCGTCTATGATGCTAACAAATCGTAACGATTTTCTTATTTGCATCTGAAGAGGGGAGTTTGTAGCTCCCCTTTTCTTTATTTTATTTGTGGTGCACATAAAACCTGTACAACTATAGGAATGTATCGACTAGACTTACCTGCATTTAGTCTTACCTTACTGTGATACATAACTGCCCTCAAACCTGCTGAGTGACAATCTTGTATGGCAGTCACAGTCTCTTGTCTTGACATTTGAAACATCTCTTTGTCATTGACTAGGTTGGCTTGACCTTCAGGCACTACAGTTCCTAGCATCATTTCTTTCTGGGAACTACAAGCAGTAATTCCCAGAATTAATATTATATATAAAAGTTTCATCATTTCCTCCTAAGCGTTTTCTAAAACTTTCCATTCATCTGAATTGACCATATCAGACACCATAGCTTGTCTGTCTTGCTCAACTAGATATCTTTTAGTCTCATCTTTCTCAATATCATTAAGATGAGTAGACCATGCAGTTGCAGACTGATAAGCACACCATAGAGAGCCTTTAGCCTTATTCCTGCCATAATCACCTCTACCATGTATTTGAGTGACCTCCTCATTGTATAAGCCCATCAAGACAGATAATTGCTTTTTATTGATTGGGCTTACACCTGCTAATCTGCTACCTTTAGACAGCTTTTGCTTGGCAATAGTTTTGCTAAACATATCAGCAACATAGTCATCTTCAACTTTTGTATCCCACCACTTATTAAATCTGTCAGTTTCCTGAGTTACTGCCTCAACTGCAGACTTAATCTTCTTTGTAGACTGAGAAATATCAAAAGACTTAGTATGCTTATTTGCAGTATAAGCTAACTTTTGACCACTTACTAATGTATTAAAACAAACTGTATTCAACCATCCAAAGAAAGATTGAAACTTCCATCTGCCATTGTAAGAGTTTCTAGCAATGTATTTAAGGTAAAGATTGTGCTTACCTACGACTGCAGTATGGTCTTTGAACATAACTTCCATTTTTGCCATAGCTCCATTCTCATATGAATCAATCTTTAGCTCTGCGTTATCAAAACAAACACCTGCTTTACTGATTGTCTGCAAAGCACCATCAAAAGCATCTACATGATTGATAGGTCTGTACTTAGACTTGATGATGCCTAATGCATCTTCAGTATCAGTTCTAACAATCTTCTGAGCCATTTCTCTTGGGATTGTAGGTATTTCTTGGATTGCAACAGGAAAATTTACTTTGTCCATCTGCTCTTTGTAAAATTTAGTATCTAACATATTTGTCTCCTTTTTTAATTTATGATACAAGGAGGATGACCTGACATCCTCCGTTGGGTTAGGGGGAAGCATCATTATGATGCTTCCTTCACTTGTGTTTGCCATCCATCACCAAAGACTTTACTAACCATCTTTACTGTGAACTTTTCGTTTTTTTCAAAACATGCCTTAGCTTTTTGATTGTTGTACTCTGTATGGTCAGTAGGAGTAGTGTTGTAAAACATATTGTGCATGTCTTCAGTCTTACTAATTACACCTTTGTAAGTTTGACCTTTTTCGTCAACATTTCTCTTAGCCATTTTTTGAAACATTCTTATTATTGCTTGCTCCTGCTTTTCAGTAAGAGTGCCCCACTCAAAATAAGAATCTAAAAGACTTGAAGCAAAAGTGTTCCAAGTTTGAACTTGCTCCATACAACGAATTAAATCTCTGCCATAAATAGCATAACCATTTTTGACATATCTTTCTTTAGCTTTCAAAGCACTTTTAGCACCTTCACTTTGACCATCCTTATTACAAGCTTCAATAATAGTGTCATAAGTTTTAAGAGCATCTTCACCTTGAAACCAATAGTTAATTGGCAATCTTCTTCTTTCATACATAAAATTTAAAGATTTAGCTCTTTTAACCATAGCCATTCTTTGAAACTTTTTAGCTCTATCATAAGAACGAACTCTATCTAAAGCTCTTTCTTTTATTCTTTGATTTAACTGTGTGTTATTTATTGTCATAATTTTCTCCCGTTTTTATATATATAAAATTATATAATTATAAAAAGCCATAAGTCAACACTTATTGTGTAATTATTTTAAATTATAATCTTTTTCCACAATACCTAACTCTTTCTTGCCTACAACACAGTCTTTAACCCATGTTTTTTTGACCACAGAGCCGTTTTCATCACGGAAGTGTCTAAAGTGACCTCTTCTATCGTGTTGCCTCTTAGGATTGCCTTTACCAACGAATTTAGACCTAATGAATTTCTTGACCTGATTGTTGGATAAATTTATGTCCAGAACTTTATATTCATTTCTAGGCACTCTTCTTCCAAGCTTAGTATGAACAATCTTGCTATCAGGCTGAACTACTCTTTGCTCATGCAAATTCTGATTGATGATTGAAAACAGAGATATCAAAAATCTGGCATCACCTTCACAACTTGTCATCCATTGCTCTTCATGGAAAGTCATTTCATCTTTACTATAGCCTTTTTCAAAATGACCTTTTGGTATTTGCCAATGCATAGCTGAGGATTGAGCAGGAGATATTCTATAACATATCTCTTTGTAGCAATTCCACTCATGGTTATTCTCATAAGAAACTAGCTCCCTTGCTCTATCAATATTTATTTGCATGTTATTCCTAGTTTTAGTTTCAACATTATATTTATTAAAAAACTTAGGAGGCATAAACTGCATCAAATACCAACCTGATAATAATTTAGAACCAACACCTAAACATTTTATTTTCATTGCATTCTCAGACATTTCATCAAGCCACTCTGGTGGAAACTCTTTGAGTTGCATCTGCTTTGCAATTTCATCTTGAAAATTTGGTGTATAATTTCTAATTACTGCACACATGCTTGTTGTGTAAAATTTATTAATAAAAGCTTTATTAAAAGCATCAGCATCAAAAGATTTACTTGGGTCTTTCTTTGTCCTCTCATCAATAAAATACCATGATTCGTACAAGTTATAATTATCTCCAATAGGGTCAGTAAAGTTTTTGATGTGATAGCCAAGCTTATCAGGATAATCATTAATATCAGATGGATATTCTCTATCAGGCTTACCTTCCCAATATTTTTTTACATATTCCTGCCTAGCTAATTCATCCCATTCAATCCAAACATTATCAAATGGCATATGTAAATTATCTAACATCTCCAACATAACTGATGGTTTTTGAGTTGAAATCTCATAAGCCTTTTCAACTATTGAATTAGTGATAACAAACTTCTTGGCATTAATTAGCTCAAGTTGCTTTTCTCTAATCTTGGCATCTGCAATAGACCCTCCTTGATAGAGGGCTATTGCTCTTTTAGGTTGAGATAATCCTGAGATTATCTCTGAACATAATATTGGTTTAGCCATGATGACCTCCATGAATTTCATTCCAATTATCTTCAATTAAATAATCAAGACCTGCAGTATTCCATCCATATTCTTTAGTGCATACATCTTCTGCTTTTTCTATGGCTTCCTCTACAGTCTCAGCATCTTTAACAATTTCATCAACTTTGTTTAAAAATTGTTTCTCAAGAAAATTTTTGTAAGCTTGACCACCCATTATTTACCTCCCTTTATGTAATCTATCATTGCTCTGGTATCATCTTGCTTAGTAATGATAGCCATCTCTTTTTGTTTTCTTTCAATCATATCCTCAATAAAAGATACAATAGTAGACCTTGAACAACCCTCTGCAACTTCTTGGATTTGTTTAAGTTCTTTAATGTCTTCAGTTAAATAGTTCATAATTTTCTCCCACGAAAAAGTTTTATATATATAAATATAGTTACACAATTCGTGATGTCAAATTATTTTTTTATGTTTATAAATTTTTCTATAAATAAATGGTCAGTATTCTCAAAATTATTGAGTATATATTTTTCTGCTTGTCGTTCTGTTCTAAAAGTAATGGGCAATCCATCCTCTCCTTCTAAAACCTGCTCTGTTTCATATCCTCTATTGCTATCAACGACAAACAAGTAGGTAAGTCTTTTTATGACATAAGGCATTATATTTTCATTGCACGAAAATTTGCATTCTGGGTTCTCCAGATTTCTATTTTAGCTAAAGCTGTTTCTCTAAAAAATTGATTCTTATAATGTTTTTCTGATGCAATCTTTACTGCTTTTAAATGTTTTATATAATCCTCATGTGCTTCAGCTTCTCTGGTTTGTGCTGATATAGGTAGGTCACTATAGTTTTGCATAAGTTTAGCCCTGAGTGGCTTTGTATAGGCATTTAAATAATCTAAATTAGCTCTATCTTTTGCACATTCAACTGCACTCTTTTGCAACCAATCCATAGCTTTATGAATATCATCTTCATTAACAATCTCCATCAGGCTCTCCATAATTAAAATTGTGCCAAAGCATTTGAGAAACACCACGACCATAATTCTCTGGTAAATTAAATAAAGTCCAGAACTTATCTTCATTACCATATTTATCATGTAAAAGTGCATGATGTTTGTAACACAATGGCACACAGTTATTGTCACTAGCTCTCATGCCCATACCTCTAAATCCATCCCAAGGTTTTAGAAGGTGATGTGCTTGGACACCACCTCCACAACTTGATGAAACTATATCTGAAGAATGAGACATCAGACAGCAATTATGTTTTGCAACATACTCCATAAATGCTTTGTTACTAGCTTGCTTCTTCTTGGATTTCTTCATATCTCTCTTTCAGCATGTAACAAGCAAATGTTTTGTTACCAAATGTTACAAACTCTGTAACAATATCCATGCCTTCTTTTCTGAGATTATAAATAATCGCACTAAGTCTAAAACAACCATAAACATTTAAGGCATAAAGAGGTGTAATCATATTCATGCCCTCTAAATATCTTTTTATGTTTTCCTCTTGTGTGAGGTCTTTTGCTTCAGGTGGAGCATCAGACTTACTTCTGCTTGAGTGTGATTTTATGTTTGATAAAATTATATCCTTAATTTGCATCTATTTCTCCTTAAAATGGTATTTCATCACTTTCTAAACCTGATGTGTCAATTTCACCACTATCAGATTTAGTCTCTGTTTTTTCATTGTTATCAGGTTGAGCACTATCAAAAGCTCTTACTTTTAGGCTAGTGTATTTATTTTTTTCTTCACCATTGCCATACTCTTCTTTCCAAGCTGAAATAGTATATCCACCTTTATCAACAATATTGTTAACAACACCTTTAGCATCTGGGTCTTTTTCTCCAGACTTCAGGTTATTTTTTTTGATTGTTCCTATCTCACGATAGATGCCAACCATAGGTTCTCCATCTTTGTTAAACCTAGATATACCAACGATTCGCATTTCATTACCATCAATGTTTAGCTTGCCTTGTTGTATAAGATTATACTCAGGCTTACCATCATCTTTTTTCTTTGGTATTGCCCACAAAACACCACTATTGGTATTGTTATATGTTTTACTTCTGTCCATTTGAGCCTTCCTTTCCACTAGCTAAATTACCATCATCATCCTGCCCTAAGCCGTATATTGCTTGTAGACCATATCTTTTGGCATAAGTGACTGCAGAACCCATCTTCTGTGGGTCATCTTTGTCAGAGCCTTTTATAAGAACAGGAACTCTACATTCAACTTCACCAACAATTACATGTTCAACAACAGTTCTAACCCATATATCTCTTTCAAGAACTTGAGCAGTTGTAACTGACTTAGTTCCATCTTTCATAGTGTCTTCTCTTGATTTAGTAATAAGATGAGTTTCAAATTCAACAAATTGATTAAACTTCAAACCAAATTGTGTTCCTTGATTAACTGCATTAATTATTGAATTTAAATCAGCATATGTAGATTTAAAATATGTATTACTACTTTCTTTCAATGCAGTAATATTTAAGTTTTGAAATGCATTAAAAGCTTCAGTAATATTTTTTGGCATACCTTCTGGTATGTCTTCATTTACAATAGTTTGGTTAGTAACCACCTTTTCTTCGTTCTTCATAATATTCCTTTCCATGCTTGAACTTTATCTTTTACTTCGTTAATCATTTCTTCTGACCACTTCCAATCGTCTGCATCAGGCAAAACCATGGAAGCTAATTCTTCTTTATCATCACTGATAGATAAGAATTTCATTATACCCATAGCAATGTGTTTTACTTGCTTCTGGTAAATCTCTATATCTTGTTTGGTTATTTCAAATATTTTATGTTCTTTTGGACTAGCATAAAATACCTCTGACTTTTTATCTTTGTAATGCATTGCATAAATAGATAGTTGTCTTTTATTTGATGCTGAAGCTTTACTTGGCATTCTTGCAGTTGTTTTTAAATCTACAACTGTATCAGCAAAAACAAAGTCAATATAACCTATAATTGGTATTGGTAGGTCTTCTAGCTGTATCTCAACCTTTTCCTGATAAGCTTCTAAATCTTCATACTTAAAGTTTCTATTTACAACTGAGCCATAGTTTTTTAATTCAATATTTTCTTTATGTCTTTTGGCATCACCAAAATCAACACCACCAAAATTACAAAGTTCATTAAATTTACTTTCAGCTACATCTTGGTCATAAATACCATCATAATATCTTTGAGCCAAAGCATGTTCTATTGATGTGCCTCTATGCATTGAAGCTGACGAATCGCCAGTTATCTTAAATAATTTTTCTGCAATGTATTTCGATGGGCTTTGTATCCATGTTGACATGGAACTATGTGAAAGCCAAAAAATATCGTGATTAAAAAATGGATTGTTACTTTTCATTCTTCGTTCTTCTTTCTTCTTTATAATAACTTGAGTAAGTAGCTAGACAAATTTTCGCAACTTAATCTACTCTATATTGCCTAGCTACTTGGCTACAATTTTACCTTGATTTAACATTTAATGATAAAAATTATTATGTCAACACAAAAAGTGTTTACAACTAAAAAAAATTATTTTATATGTTATTGCATGAGACTTAAACAATTTATAAAATCAAATGGTTATAATAATAAATCATTTGCTGACGCTTTAGGAACAAAGCTGAGAACTTTGGAAGCTTGGAGCAGAGGTGAAAGATTACCAAGATGGCAAGAAGCTAAAAAGATTTTTGCCTTTACTAACAACGAAGTTACAGGTCAAGATTTGTACGATGAACAAATACAGAAACAAGAAACAATTATACAAAGGGATAAAATTCGACAGTAAAAAAGAATTACAAAGATATTTAATTTTAGAAGAGATGCAAATGAAGAAATTAATATACGATTTAGAAGTACATCCAGTATTTCCACTGTTAGTAAATGGGGTTAAGATTGGCAGATATACTGCTGATTTTAAATACAAAAATGTTAATGGTGAAGAAGTAATTGAGGATGTAAAATCAAAAATTACAAAGACCAGAGACTATATGTTGCGAAAAAAGATTTTAGCTACATACAATCCACCTATCATTATAAGTGAAATACTATGAGTTGGGTTGCACTTTCATGGGCAAGTAAACAAAAGGTTGGTAGCTCTCCAAGAAAATTTGTTTTAACTGCATTGGCAAACTTTTGTGATGATGAAAATAAATGTTTTCCAAGTATAAAAACTATTATGCAGTTTACTGAATTGTCTGAATCTACAGTTAAGAGATGCCTGAAAGATTTAGATAATAATAATTTTATATCTATAGAAAATAGATTTGAAACATTTTTGGGTGATGCAAAAAGACAGACCAGTAATATGTATCATTTGCAGGTAGGGGTTCAGACTGACACCCATGGGGTTCAGCCTGAGACTGGGGGTGGTGTCACAGTGAAACCCCATGTAACCACTAATAAGAACCATATATATTGCCAAGACTTTTTAAAAGTCTGGAATGCGTACCCAAGGAAGGATGGTTCTAAGAAAAAAGCTTATGAAATATGGACAAAAATTACTGAGAAAGATTGTATAATTATAAAAAAAGATTTGTTTAATCATGTTGAAAAATATAATAAACTTAATAAGAACAAAGACTTAAAGTTCATACCACATTTTACAACATGGCTTAATCAAAGAAGGTGGGAGACTGAGACAGAATCTCCTGAAGTTAAACCAAACCTTAATCAATTAGTGGGGTAAAAAATGCAAATAAGAGAAAAACTACTACAAGAAGGTATCAGAGTTGATGCTGATTATGGGCAACAAAAAGTTATTTGTCCAAAGTGTTCACACACAAGAAGAAACAATAGAGAGCCATGTCTTTCTATAAATATAGAAAATGATTTAGCAGTATGGCAGTGCCATCATTGTGAATGGAAAGGTTCAGTCCATGAAAATGTCAGGGGCAATGATTACAAACCTAAACCAATACAAAGAAAAAATGTTGTACCATTCGTGCCAAAAGAAAGAGAATTATCTCAGGAAGCTCATAATTGGCTTAATGGCAGAAGAATTAGTCCAACTACCTATGAAAAGATGGGTATATATTCAGCCAATGGCACGTTATGTTTTCCATACTACATGGATGGTGACATTGTAAATGTGAAGCATAGAACAAAAGATAAAAGATTTTATCAAGAAAAGGATGCCAAGAAAACTTTATATAACATAGATAATCTTAGAGAAATTTGGGAAATGAAAAAAGTTATCTTTGTTGAAGGTGAAATGGATGTATTGTCATTGATGGAAATAGGTTTTCATAATGTAGTTTCATTGCCAGATGGTGCACCTAAAACAGCCAAGTTTGACGAAAAAGATAAAAGGTTTTCTGCTTTTGAACAATCCCCATGGATATTTGAAGCTGAAGAAGTAATCATAGCCACAGATAATGATGAGGCAGGAAAAGCTCTTTCCCTTGAGCTTATTCATCGTTTTGGCAGGGATATATGTAAAGTTGTCCATTTTCCTAAACATAATGATAAACAACTTAAAGATGCAAATGAAGTTTTAATTGAATTAGGTAATAATGAATTAAGAAGATGTATCCTTCAGGCTAAGGAATTTCCTATTCAAGATTTACATACTGCAAGAGAATATAAAGACCAAATACAAGATATGTATGATGGGAATGAACAGAAAGCTATTTCAACTGGTTTTGAAAAGTTAGATGAAATTTATAAAGTTATGCCCAGTACATTTAATCTTGTTACTGGAATACCTAATCATGGTAAATCAAATTTCTTAGACCAAATACTTATGAATTTAGCAGAGCAACAGCACTGGAAGTTCTTTGTATTTTCACCAGAGCATTCAACCAAAAACCATTTAAGAAGGTTGCTTGAAAAGAGATGTAGGAAGCCATTTGACATTGGTGTGTATGAAAGAATAAACCAACTTGAACTAAATGCAGGAATGGACTTTCTTGATTCGCATTTTAAGTTTTTAGAAACATCAGAAGATATACCAACAATAGATTATATTTTGCAAAAAGCTAAATCAGCTAAACAAAGATATGGTGTCAAAGGTATCGTTATTGACCCATTTAATCAGGTTTCAGCAACTAGAGATGTAGGTAAAAGAGAAGATGAGCACATTAGAGACATCATTGCTAAATGTCAAAAGTTTGCAAGAAATCATCAGGTAGTAGTTTGGATGGTAGCACATCCTCATAAGCTACACAGAAATGATGCAGGTGTTTTACCACCACCAGACCTTTATCAAGTTAGTGGTTCAGCACATTGGGCAAACATGTGTGATGTTGGATTAGTAATTCACAGAGATTTTGAAAACAATTCTACAAAAATAATCACCAGAAAAATCAGAGAGCAAGGTGTTTATGGTGAGATTGGTCAATGTGAGTTTGCATTTAATTACAGGACTAGATGTTATGAGTAGGGTAATTAAATATACAGTTAGAGTTAAAGCTCCATATAATAAATCATTACAATGTTATAACTGTAATGAGTACATTTGGTTTCCATTTTGGGGATATGGTTTTAAATCAAGATGTAAATGTAAAAGGCTATCAAAATATGAGTAAGCTATATGACAATGGATTAACTGATGAACAGCAGAAGTTAGTTGATGCTAGATATGAAGAGTTGATGGCAAAGGTTAAAGAAGTAAATCCAAAAGCTTATGAACTTTTAAGAGAAACTAAACCATTAGACGAAAAGATATTTGGATTAGAAGAAGAACAAGAACAACTAGATATGTTTGGAGGATGATATGTTGAAGAACCCAGAGAAAGAAGATTTACAAAATAAGTTATTTCCTATCCCTTATGATTGGGAAGAGGAGTGGAAGGATATGCCAGAGTATCACAACTGGCAGGAAGCTGACCCACAAATTACAGCTACATTTAAATTTAGGAATGAAGAAGATTTCCAAAGATTTAAAAAGATTATCAGTGAGCATGGATATGATGGAGCTAAAGTATTTGATGGAGAACAGTCACTAACAAAAAAGCAAGCTTGGTTTCCACATAATGAACAGCCAAGATTTTATAGATATAAAAGTAAAGAACAGATGAATCCAAAGTATCCTATCTATATTGTTAGTAAAGGTAGATATGATATAAATCCAACATCAAGAGCTTTAATTAGAATGGGTGTGCCATTTAGAATGGTTGTGGAGGAGCAGGAGTATCAACAGTATTGTAATCTTGTAGGCAAAGAAAATGTATTGATATTACCTAAAAGATATCAAGAAGAATATGATACATTCTGGAAGGATGATGACCCCAGAGTTGGACCGGGCAGTGCTAGAAACTTTGCTTGGGAACATAGTATTGAAGAGGGCTTTGATTATCATTGGGTAATGGATGATAATATAGATGGCTTCAGAAGATTTAATCAGAATATGCAGATATGGTGTGAGAATGGATTTGTCTTTTCACTAACTGAGAAGTTTGTAGAGAGATATGAGAACCTAGCTCAGGCAGGATTTCAATATGATAAATTTATACCTACAAAAGATTTAAGACCACCTTATACATTAAACACTAGGATATATAGCTGTTTACTTATCAAGAACGATATACCTTTTAGATGGAGAGGTAGATACAATGAGGATACAGATTTATCACTAAGAATATTAAAGTCTGGACTATGCACAATACAGATGAATGCTTTTCTACAAGATAAGAAAACAACATCTAAAATGAAAGGTGGTAATACTGATGAGTTCTATGATGAAGAAGGAACTAAAAACAAATCACAAATGCTGAAAGATATGCATCCTGATTTAGTTCAACTCTCAGATAGATTTAACAGACATCATCACTTTGTAGATTACTCACCATTTAAAAAGAACAAGCTTATCAAAAAGAAAAATATAGATATAAAAGATGGCATCAATGAGTATGGTATAGAGCTAGTAAAGATATAATTTTCGTGGTATATAAAAAAGATGGAACAAATTTATTTAAAATTACATGGAATATTTAGCAAGATTAGTAATTACTTTTACATAAAATATATTAATGAAAGAATGAAGAAGAGATGAATTGTTGGCATTGTAAGCATGAATTAATTTGGGGAGGTGACCATGACCTTGAGGATAATGACGAATATCTCATTGTAACAAACTTATCCTGCCCAGAATGTAATTCTTTTGTAGAGGTTTACTTGCCTAAAGAAAGTGTTGGGAAGTATGAAACAATCAACTAAAAAAACTAAAGCATTGAAAAAAGTAGGAAGACCAAAAACAGAGCTAGATTTAAATGAATTAGAAAAATTATCATCTTTGAATTGCACTATGCCAGAGATTGCACACTTCTTTGATATACCATTGAGAACATTGGAAGACAAATATACTAATGACGAAAAGGTAAGGGCAACCATAGATAAAGGCAGAGCAGATGGTAAAATCTCTCTCAGAAGACAGCAAATACAAATAATGAATGATGGCAATCCTACAATGGCTATCTGGCTAGGTAAGCAGTTATTAGGGCAAACAGAGAGAACAGAGATATCTCAGGACATTAAAATTGAAGAAAGAAAGGTACTTGATTTAAGTAGACTATCAGACGATGAACTCAACACTATTGAAAGAGCACTTAAATATGCCATCGTTGACGCAGATACAAGCAGAGAAAATGAGAAGGTCATTGAGCCTATTCATCAAGCAAGCTTGGTCAACGATAGAGCCAAATAGATATTTTTATGATAACTGGCACATAGATGCCATATCAGACCATCTGCAAGCAGTTGTTCAGGGTGATATAAAAAGATTAATTATAAATATACCACCAAGACACATGAAATCTATATCAGTGTCTGTTGCTTTACCTGCATGGACTTGGACACTAGACCCCAGTAAGAAGTTTCTTTTTGCCAGTTATGCTTTGTCATTATCAATCAGAGACAGTGTAAAGTGTAGAAGGTTGATAGAAAGCCCATGGTATAAAAGTTACTTTGGTGAAATGTTTGAGCTTACATCTGACCAGAACCAGAAACAAAGATTTGAAAACGATAAAACAGGTATTAGACTAGCTACATCAGTTGATGGAGCACTGACTGGTGAAGGTGGTGATATCATATTGATAGATGACCCACACAATGTCAGAGAAGCAGAATCTGGTACTGTAAGAGAAGGTGTGATTGACTGGTGGAATCAAGCTATGCAAACACGATTAAATGACCCTAAGAATGGTGCTTTTATAATTATAATGCAAAGAGTTCACGAAAATGATTTAACTGGTCATATACTGGCTAATGAATACAATGACTGGAATCATCTGTGTTTACCTGCAAGATATGAGCCTAGCCATCCAACACCAGTAAAATCTAGTCTTGGTTTTAAAGACCCTAGAAAAGAAGAAGGTGAATTACTCTGGGGTGATAGAATAGATGAAAAGACTTTATCAAGCTTAGAAACATCTTTAGGAACATATGGTGCTTCAGGGCAGTTGCAACAAAGACCAATGCCTAGAGGTGGTGGTATACTTAAATCAGAGTGGTGGCAACCTTGGGATAAAGAAAAGCTACCAATAGTAGAATACTTAATACAATCTTATGATACTGCGTATTCTACAAAAGAAGCGTCAAGTTATTCAGCTAGAACCACTTGGGGTGTATTCAAACAAAATGGTTACTACAACGCTATTGTTTTAGATATGTGGTATGACAGAGTAAATTATCCTGAATTGAGAAGAATAGCACAAGAAGCTTACGAAGATTATGAGCCAGATGTTGTCTTGATAGAGAAGAAGGCAAGTGGTCAAAGTTTACTTCAGGATTTAAGGATGGCAGGTATACCAGTGCTTGAATATATGCCAGATAGAGATAAGCAAGCTAGAGCACATGCATGTTCTGCACTACTGGAAGATGGTCGTATTTGGTATCCTGCAGAAAAAAAATGGGCTAAAAATCTAATAGATATATGTTCTGCCTTTCCAACTGGTGATAATGATGATATAGTTGACACATGTACCCAAGCTTGGCTAAGGTTGAGGAAAGGTTGGTTTATAACTCATTCCACAGATTATGAGGAGGATGAGATAGTAGAAAGAAAGAGGCTAACAATATATGGCTAAAGAACCTACAATTATACCCTTTGCACAGGGAGCACCTGCAGATAACCTCGAAGTTGAAGAAATCAACGAAGATGAAGTTCTGATAGGTGACAAATCACTAGACAATGTTGTTGACGTAGTATCAGAGCACGACAGTAATTTAGCAGAAGAATTAGATGACAATGAAGCATCAAGAAAAGCACAGATGCTCATTGAGGCTTTTGAAAGCGACAAAGAAGCCAGAAGTGAATGGGAAGAAAGATACAAGCAAGGATTGCAGACATTAGAGCCTGATGGAGGCATGACTGAAGAAGAAGAGCAAAGAGCTACAAAAGGTTTATCAACTGTCGTTCATCCTATGATAGCAGAGGCGGCTACTCAGTTTAACGCAAGAGCTATTGCAGAACTGTATCCATCAGGAGGTCCGGTTAAGACAACAATAGTTGGAGAACCTACAGAAGAACTAGAAGACCAAGCAAGAAGGGTTCGTGATTACATGAACTACCAGATAACTCAGGAGATGCCTGAGTATTTTCCTGATTTAGACACAATGTTATTTCAGTTACCTTTGATTGGTCATGCGTTCAAAAAAGTATATTTTGACACAAATTTAGATAGACAATGCTCACAGTTTGTTAAAGCTGAAGATTTTATTGTTGCACCAGATAGTAAAGATTTGATGACATCAGTAAGATATTCACATGTCATTAGAATGCCTAGAAACGATTACAACAGATATGTTGAGAGTGGATATTATCTACCTATAAAATATATTGGCAGTGATGATGACCCAACAGAAGATATTGGCTCAGAGATTGAAGGCATGGCAACTTATGAGGATAGTGAGCACAATGAGATAGTTACACTTGTTGAAATGCATGTTTACGATAACTTTGATGGCATAGATGGTTTTACAGATAATGAAGACACAGATGATTTAGTGGCATTTCCTTATGTAGTTACCATAGATTATGATAGTCAAAAGATTGTATCTATTAGAAGAAACTGGCAGGAAGATGATGAAAAGAAACTAAGACAGGATTATTTTGTATCCTACAGGTTCTTGCCCGGTACAGGATTTTATGGCTTTGGCTTGTATCACATGATAGGTGGCTTGGGTAAAGCGGCTACTGGTTCACTTAGAGCATTACTGGACAGTGCGGCTTTTGCAAATATGCAGGGTGGATTTAAGCTAAAAGGTAGAGTTACAGGTGGTGAGATGCAAGTCAGTCCCGGTGAGTTTGCTGACTTAGATGCCACTGTAGATGATGTAAACAAAGCTATTATGCCATTACCATTTAAAGAACCATCAGGTACTTTGTTTCAGTTAATGAATGCAATCGTACAAGCAGGTCAAAGATTTGCTTCTACAGCAGATTTAAATGTAGGTGATGTCAATCCAAACGCACCAGTTGGTTCAACAGTTGCTTTGATAGAGCAAGGAAGCAAGTCATTTTCTGCAATACATAAAAGATTACATTATTCACAAGGACAAGAGTTCAAGCTTATTGCAAAAAACAATTCTAAGTTTTTGCCAGAAAGATTTGAGTTTGCATTATCAGGTGTAACCCAGTTTATCAATTCAACAGACTTTGATGCAAAAATTGATATTGTTCCTGTATCTGACCCTAACGTATTTTCAACAGCACAGAGAATAGCACAAGCACAATCTGTATTACAATTATCTCAGGCACAGCCAAACTTGTATGACCAGTATGAAGCTCATAAAAGAATGCTTGAGGCAATAAGAATACCAAACATAGATGAGGTTTTAAAAGAGCCAGAAGAGGCTTCAAGGATAGACCCAGTTGATGAAAACATGAGTGTTATGTATGGCAAGCCAATAAGAGCTTTTCCAGAGCAAGACCACGATTCTCATATCGCTGTACATATGCAATTTTTATCAGACCCATCATTAGGTGGTAATCCCGGTGCCAGAAACCTACAACCAATATTGATTGCACATATTGCAGAGCATGTTGCACTGCTCTATAGACAAAGAATGCAAAAAGCTATTGGTATGCAGTTAGCACCAATGCCAGATATTCGTGACCCTAAGTTCAAGTTTGATGATATACCACCACAATTAGATATGGATATATCACAGAGAGCGGCTGAAGTTGTACAGCAGTCACCACAAATGGAGCAGATTAAAGCTATAACTCAAATGGGTGAACAGCAACAGCAGGGTGCACCACTACAGTTTGCACAGCAACTTGCACAGCTTGAAGCACAGATAGCACAGATGAAAGCTAAGAATGATTTAGAGATTGAAAGTGCAAAAGCAAGACAGGATATGGCTATTAAAGATGCAGAAGCCAAGCAAGACATTGCAATAGCTAATGCAAAAGCACAACAGGACTTAATGGCAAAAATGAAAAAATTAGAGGCAGAAATACAAATATTACGTCAAAAAAATCTAGCAAAAGGAGTATAACATGGCGAATGAAAATAAAATGATGGGAGCAGGAGGTATGGACATACCTGCGATTTCCAGAGAAGAACAAGTAATGAGAGACTTGCCAAAAGGCAATGTAACCACTACTGATGAAGAATTAAAAAGACTAAATCCTAATATGGATTTTAGAACTTCTGACCAAATGGAAGCTGACAAAGCTAAAACATTACAATCAGACATGATGATGTTACAAAATTTAATGAAAAATGCTACTGACGCAGAGGCTCAAGAAATTAGAAAAATGATGGATTTTGTAGGCTCAGGATTTACTGTTCAACAAGTATTTGACCTTATGAAAAGCTTTAACACTGAGGGTGTTGCAATGCCTATGCCTAGACAGGGTAGAATGCCATCAGATATGGGGCAGATGCTTGACCCAAGAAGCGTTGTCAGAGAGGGCGAAATGATAGGTAGAGCACCTACAGATGCCATGATGGGTGCTTTAGGAGGCATTGGTGCTGTGCCGACATCAAGGAATATGGGTGATGCAACATAATGGCAGAGCCTAGCAATCCATTAACACTTGGGGAGTTTGGAACACTTAGAGAGGGTTTGTTATCTACTGCTAATAAATCAGCTAGACCTCTAAGTAAGTTTGGTGTTGACTTTGCCATAACTCCTCAAGATGCAGTGCTTGGTTCTCTTCCTGCAGTAGGTGGTTTGTACAACATTGCAAACGCACTTAATCAGGCAAGGGTAAACCAGATTGCCAGAGGTCAGGTAGGGCAAGAGCCATTAAGTTTCTTTCAAGAGGTAACAAAAGGTGACTTTTCAGCAACTCAACAACTGCAAGACCAAATAAAAGACGAATATGGTGCTGTGAATAGAGAGACTATTCAAGACTATTTTATGAAAAATAATCCAGAGTTGGATTTAGCACCATTAACAAGAAAAACAACAAATCAAGGTGAAATACCAGATAATACTGCTTCTACATATGATTATGATAAAGGTAATTATATGTTTACACAGCCTTTTAGTAGTGGAAGATTTGCAGAACAAATGACAGGTGTTACTGATGAAACAGGTTTAAAAGGAGAAGATTTTAAATCTGCAATGGGAAGTTATGCTTTATCAAGGTCAATAGATGATAACCTGAAGTCAGTTGACCAATTTGCTGAAGATAATATAAAACAATCAAATATTAAGGAAAGTAAAAACTTCGATAAAGATTTTGCAAGAGCAGTTACATTAGAACAGCAAGGTGATACTGCAGATGCAGGAAGTACATTTATTTGCACTGCATTGTATAATCAGGGATTATTGCCTAGAAAAATATACGCATGTGATGTAATATATGGAAAAGGTATAAATTTTTATACATATAAAGGATACGAAGTTTGGGGTAAATGGTTTGCTAAAAAACTTAAAAATAACAAAATGGTTTTCAAAATCTTTCATCCTGTCTTTGTACGATGGGCTAACCAAATGGCATTTGAGGTTTCTGGAGGTAAATATGGAAAAAATAATACTTTTATTAAAATACTTAAAAGAACAGGCGAAACAATTAGTAACATCATTGGCAGGATTGCTGAAAGGAGAAAAAGATGGAGCAACCAATAGAGATAGGAAACATGGAAAGAAACGAGGAGTTGTTCATGGAAAAGATGGGCTTCCCAAGAGACGCAGAGGGGCTAGACCTAAGTGATGAGCAGTTAGTTAACTTTCTTTTGTTATGTTACCAAAGCAAAATGTTGCCAGAAGAAATGGAAGAAACAGAGATGCATGATGATGAAGAGCATATGGATGATGGCAATGTTAAAGTAAAAATTATTAAAATGGACAGTTCAAATGTTCACGAGATGATGAATGATATGTTAGGCTCTTCAAAGCCAGAGGTAATGTAATGCCATTTAGCAAGTATTCTAAGAAACAAAAGGCACTAGCAAAAGTTGCAAAACCTAGAACTAAAATTACAGGTGCAGATTTTGCTAAACTAAGAAAGAAAAAGAAAAATGGCAAAAGCAAAAAAATCAAAGTCTAAATCATCTAAAAGTAAATCAATACCTACCAATAAAGCTTTGTATGCAAAAGTTAAGGCAGAAGCTAAGAGAAAATTTGATGTTTACCCATCCGCTTATGCAAACGCATGGCTAGTAAGAACCTACAAAAAAAGAGGTGGTGGGTATAGAACAGGTAAGGCTTAGTCATGGCTAAGACTAGAGGTGGTCTTACTAAGTGGTTCAAAGAAGATTGGGTAGACATATCAGCACCTAAAAAAGGTGGTGGCTATAAAAAATGTGGCAGGAGTAAGGCAAAGGGTAGCAAAAGAGGCTATCCTAAGTGTGTTCCTGCAAGTAAAGCTAGGTCAATGTCAAAATCACAAATAAAATCAGCAGTCAAAAGAAAAAGAGCTAGTCCAAAATCAAAAGTTGCAACATTTACAAAGAGAGGAAAGAAAAATGGCAAAAAAAGGAGTTGAAGCACCAAAAGGATTTCACTGGATGAAATCAGGAAAAGGTTTTAAGCTTATGAAAGACCCTGCAGGAGGTTACAAACCACATAAAGGTGCTAGTAAGAAAGCATCATTTGAAATACAAAAAGTACATAAAGGCAAGTAATGGCTACCTACAGAGGCAGAAAAGTAACACTTAATAAACCACGCAGAATAGCAAAAGGCGAGCCTAGCTATGGTAAAAAGAAGTCTGTGGTATATGTTATGGATGGTTCTAAGGTCAAGAAGGTTACTTTTGGTGACCCAAACATGAGAATTAAAAAAAATATAAAAGGTAATAGAAAAAATTTCAGGGCTAGGCATAACTGCGATAATCCCGGTCCTAAAACAAAAGCAAGATACTGGTCTTGCAAGGCATGGTAAAGGAGGATATCTATGTCACAACAATTAGAAGTCAACATACTTAGACCATTCGGTCCACGGGTTTTACATGCTAAAATGCCCATGGAATTTGTAAATGCACTCAATGAGCAATGTGATAAAATTCTTGAGGATGACGATAAAAGAGAAGAGCTAGATGAATCATCTGAGCTAGTTGGTCATGTAGCAGAAGAACTTAAATGCAATATGCAAGAGCCAAACATGCAGGACTTTGGTAAATTTTTAGGTGGTCTTACCAGAGGATTGCATGATGAGTTTATGAAAGAAGGTCATGTCAGGGGTGATGAGCAAAAAGCACAGGAGATAATAATACATAGTGCTTGGTTTGTCAGGTCATTTGAGGGTGACTACAACCCTACTCATATACATACAAATGGCACTTTTTCATGTGTTGCATACTTAAAAACACCAGAAGGTATAAGTCATAAAAACTCAAGAAATGTCAAAGAAAAATATGCAACAGAAGGATATATTGATTTTATATATGGCTCAAGTTCTGTTGTGACACCGGGCAATCTATGTTGTATGCCTATTGTAGGTGATATATTTGTGTTTCCTGCACATCTATTTCATACAGTCTATCCATTTTTTGGGGAAGGTGAACGAAGGTCATTTTCTGCAAATATTAGTTTACAGCAAAGGGGTTAATAAAGTTGGCTAAATTACCTATAACACCAAGCAAAGGTTTAACACCCATACTCAAATATGGATATGGTATACTTGATGATTTAGGTTTTTTCTCAAGAGCAGAGAAAGTCATAGACTTACTGCCACCAAAAGCACAGGTTGGTAAAGGCTCTGATATCATTACAAAGATTGAGGAGATAGGTGGCAAACCAGTAAAAGATGAATTGCTTTTTACAGGTCTAAAAGATGAGTTTATAGAAGCCCCCAGAGTAACATCACAAGAACTGAAAGACTATCTTAATCAAAATAAGACTATGATGAAAGAAAAAGTGAGGTCAAAAGAAGCTGTTACAAAAATGCAAACAGAGGGTTTTGATGATTTTGGAGAAGCAAGACAAGACCAAATATATTATGGAACACCAAATGATACTGACAACCAAGGTGTGCCTGAGTGGGTTTTTAATGAAGGTTTTGATATAGGTGGAGGAGAAACTTCTTTTGTCCAAGGTCTTACGACAATTAAAGATTTGCCACTAGATGCATATAAAGGTCAATTATCAAATATTATGAACACAGACAATTATGATGTACAACTGACTGACACAGTTATGTTTCCACAGGGTCCGATAAGAAATAATTATGACTTATCAATGGCTTACAGTAATATGATACAAGATGCAAATGAATCAACTTTGCCATTTATAGAAATTACTAAAGAAGGCTCAAATATTAAAACAATAGGTAATAACGAAGTAGGTTGGTACACATATGTGAAGGATTTACCAAGAAGACCTAATGCGTCTGATATAAAGAAATCTAGTTCATTGAATGAAGCACAGCTAAAAGCTAATCAACTATTGTTATCTTTTGAAAGACCTGAGTTAAAGAAAAAAGAATATGATATGGATATTGATGTTCAGCCAAAACATGAACGATATACTGTTGGTGGTGGAGATAATTATCAAGAAATAATTTTAACTCCAAAACAAAAGCAGGATAAATATCTATCAAAAATTGGAGATATACCTGTAGATATAGTTGAAAAATTACAGTCAGCTAGAGTTTTACAAGACCCAAGCACTCACTTAACAATGATATCTAATATTAAACAATATGATGACATAGTAAATCCAAAAGAGGGTGTTACAGTTGGTGGAACTGCTGATGAAATGTTAGATATTATTGAACAAGATATTGGTTTTAAAAAAGAAGATGTAGATAAACTTTTAAATGTAGTAAAAACTATTCCATTTAATAGAAATGAAATGGATGATTATGATATTTTAGCAGATATCATAAAACTTGCTCTTAATGGTAATTTAACGAAGGGAAGTGCCCGTACAACAAATATAGAGCTTACACCTAATGGTGAATTGTTTTACACAAAGCCAGATTACTCTGTAGACACACACTTTCCAGAAAAAAATATATTAGTTTATGCAAGAACTAAAGATAGGGTTGACGAAGATGGTGGTAAAAATTTAGCTACAGAGGAACTGCAATCTGATATATCACAGCAAGGTAGACCAACAAAACAAGGAATGGCATATGGTACTAGAGAACTCAAACAAGTTATAAATAAAAAAAGCCCTGTAGTACATGGGGATTTCATGGATGCCTATACTGAATTAGACAAAATATCAAATATAGGAGATTTAAGATTTAACGCATTAATAACAGATATAAAGGCAGGTGACACAAAAAGACCTTTTAGGCAAGGTTATGTATCAAGTTTTTTTGATTCAACTAAAGACTTTCAAGACAAAAATTTTGAAAAATATACAATACCTGAGTTAATAAAATCTAGTGAAACTAAATATAAATTTCACGAAACAAAAGATGAAACAGTTAAAAGCTTGACAAGTTTAGGTTTTTCAAAAATGGATGATGCACCTAATGTTGACCAGTTTTACGCTAACAAAAGAGCTTTAATGCCAACAGGAAAAATGTCTGATGAAATATTGCAAGATGTAAAAAGAAATTATGAAAACCCAATATATAAAAGTTCTGGTTCAACAGATTTTCAGGTTTATAGGACATTTCAGCAGAATAAAAATAAACTTTATAATAACATGCAGGATTATACAGCGTTTCAAGATTTTGAAGAATTAGGAAACTTAGTTGATGGTAGCATAGGTGTTCAAAGTAATAAAATTGCAAAAAAAGATTTAGTTTTTGATTTAGGAGATGCTCAATTCAATTTAGTAAGTTATGTGTCACCAGAAATTGCAAAAGCAAGTGGCAGAGATAACCTTCTGCCTGAGCAGTTTCTTACAATGAACGATAATGCTTCAACTTGGAATCAACTTGTAAATAAAGATTATCTTTATAAAAAAGAATTATCTCCTGATGCAAAGAAAATCTTTAACAACCCTAGGTACAACAACTTAGCGGACTTTTTTGCAGACAATAAAGTGCCTGAAGCAACCAAAAACAGACTAAACTCATATATTGATAAAATGAATAATTTTATAAAAAAACATGATGGTATGTACCCTACAATAGGAAAAGTTTATGGAAAACCATTTAATTATAAGAATTATGTAGCAGAAGTTGATGATAACATAAAAAATATGGCTACTTATCATAGTGGACAGAAAGACTTGATGGAGTTGAAGGCTAAGTACGATACTGCTCTAAAATATGTTAATAGAATAATTAGTGAAAGTAATGATAAGATAGATGCATATACAGATAACTTAGCAAAGACTTATGATAGTATATTACCAAAGTTTAATTTTGATTTTGGCAATAAACCACCTGAAGAGGCATTTGATAAATTAAAAAATTTTGCACTAGCAAACGAAAAATTAAGATTATATAAAAAAGGATTAACAATAAATCCTAAAAAGCAAATACCATCACTTCCATTTGTAGGAGATAGTAAAAAATTTGCTGAGGTTGGTATTAAAAGATTGATATTAAAAGCTATAGATGGTGGTTATGATACAGTATCTGTTCTTCCTGCACATGTTCATACTGAAAGATGGAGTGCACCAGAACTTGCACAATTTTATGATGTAACAATACCAAGTGTTGTAAAAAATATCTTAAAAGGCACAGGACAACAAGCACAGATTAAAAAAGTATTTTCTGATAAAAATTCATTAAATAGATACCAAGTAATGAAAAATATGGAAGATATTACAAATGAATTAGCAATGACAAATAAATATAGAAAAATACCTGAAGACAGATTTCAAATTGATGGAATGCCTGTTGGTGAAAATGAAAGGGTAATACTTGAGAACAGTAATAAAAGTCAATTTTTAGAGGATGTTTTAAAATCTAACAGAGAAGATGTTTTTACAGATATAAAACAATTACATAAAAGTAAGTATGGTGAAACTATTGGAGATGGAGACATTGAGTCTAGGCTTAGGGTATTAGCAGGAATGACAAGAGCAGGTATAAAAAATGTTGATGATTTATACAATGGAACAATAAAAAAACCAATTTTAAGTGAAAGTACTGTTGATAACAGATATTTAGAAAGTAAATATGATGTAATTAATGCAAGATATAATAATGTAGCAAAGAATTTATATGTAGGAAAACTTGGCTCATCAGATGGTGCAGATGCATATCTGCCGTCAATCACCATAAAACTAACACCAGAGCTTAAAGAGTATGCCCAGAGTGGTATTAGTCTATATACATCTTTACCAGTTGCTGTGGGCACAGGAGCAGTCACAGCACAGCAAATATTGGGCACTGAAGAAGATATAGTTGAAGAAGAGGATGATGTACTGTAATGAAATTACCTATAAATCCAAGTCAAGGTATTCGTGTAATGATGAAGGCTTTACAAAGTGCTACCAAAAAAATAGATAAACCAGTTGGTGCATTACCTTCATTTCAAAATTTGTCACCTATAACAAAAGAAGTAATATTTGTGGATTCTCCAGATACAGTTAAGAATTTATTTGTAAAAGATACTAATTTTGCAAAAGAAGTAGGTGGTCAAATTAAAAATCAAGAATTTAGAGCACCTCGTTTTCGTGATACAAAAATGGAACAATTTTCAGACCCAATATCATTAGAACAATTAAATAATGTGAAGAGTGAAATTTACAATTTAACTCAATCACGATTAAAAGATTTGCCAGAGTTTATTACAGTTTACAGGGTGGGAAAATTGAATGAAGAGGATGGGGTTTCATCTTTTAGTTTAAACCCTAATTATAATGTAGAAACCAATTTACCTTGGCAAAAAGGTAGAGATGAACCTTTAATTGCATATCAAGTAAAAAAATCAGATATATTAGCATCACCAGATTTTGCAGAAGGTATTGGTAGAGGCAGAGCATTTGATGAAGAAGAAGTAATTATTGACAATAATTTAGTGCAAAAAAATCAAAGTGGAGATATTATAAAAAATATAGCAGGTGCAACAACGCTTGGTGCATTAGCAGGATTAGAGGAAAGCACATAATGGCAAATATACCTATAAAAAAAGTAGCACAAGCAGAAATAAGAGCGGCTAAGAAGTATCTCAAGCGTAGAAACATAGATTTTGATGAGATAAGCCCTAGAAAGTTTGTAAGGCTCTCTAAACAGCTAGATAAGACGTATGACCAGACAATGAAGTATCTGGCTAAAATATTATCAGCAGGACAGGTGTAATGGAACTGAAACAATTTTTTAAAAATCTAAGTATGAAAATGCCAAGAGTTCAAATACAAGGTGCAAAAACAACTCAAAGAAATTATATACCATTTTCGCCAAATCCTATAGTCACAGAGATAGACCAAATAGCAGGTAATGTAGATTTAGATTTTGAAACACCATCAGGAGTGCAATTTGGTGGAGGTTTGTCATCAAGGTTTTTTGATGGTGAAACAAATTTTCCAAAGGACATTCAAGATATGGGAGCACCTGCATCACAAAAATTTGGAACTGGTTTAACTTTAGAACAATTAAGAGCATATTTAGGTGTTCCTATAGACGATACATCTGATGTAAGATTAGATGCAAGATTTACCAGTGATATAACAGAGCCAACTGGTGCTAACATAACATATAACAAGAGATTTTAATGTCAGAACAAGATATTAATATTGATGATTTTAAATTTGAAAGAATAGGTGGCTTTATTCCAACTAGGGAAGAGGCTACATATGGTTTAGGTAATTTTTTCAAAGCTTTAGGAGACAAATTTAATATCAAAGACCCATCAGTAAGAAGTGGTGATGCAACATATTACGATATTGCAGAAAGTTTTATTGGTAAACCAACCTATAGAAATGAAGCATTTGATACAGGAAGTAGAGATACAGGCTTTGGATTAGCAGATATTACTCCATTAGGAGCATTGTATGCTTTAGATGAAGCTGTAAACAAACTGCCTGAAAGAGTAAAAAATAATCCATTAGCTTTACTTTCTATTATGAGACAACCATTACAAACAACTGTTGAGACTTTTGACACAGATAAATTTAGAGACAATGCACCTTTAGGTGAGAATAATATGAATCTTTTACCTATAGATATTGCAACTGCAGGAGTAGGAACAACTCCATTTGTGCAACCATTAGGAGCATTAGCCAGAGAAACACTTAGAGCAACAGCAAAAGCAGGTAAAACCCAAATAGATGCAATAAATTTTTTAAGAAGACAGGCTAACAAGAAACCACCAGACTTTGATAATATGAAAAAAGCTACAATGACAGGAAAACCTGTGTCTGCTAGTGATAAGGCATCCGTAAAGCCAACAACAACAGATGTAGATTTGTCAAAAGCAAAGCCTGAGTTTATGAAAGTAAAGCCAACTAAAACTATGTCAATGGTACAGCCAAACCTTACACCTGATGACAAGTTTTTTTCAGGTGGTGAATTAGATGATTTTGCAGTTCAAAGGTTCTACAATGAAAGATTGCCAAAAAATAGAAATCTAATGGTGCATCACAATATAAATCAAATAGACCTGATTAAAGCTGACAGATTAGGTGGTTTACCTGCACCATCACTTGCAATATCAAAGATAGATAATCCAATGATGGGCTATGGTGATGTAGTATTAGTAGGGTCAACTAAGCTTGCAAAACCTTCATATTCTAATCCTGTATTTAGGTCAGATGGGTATACTGTAAGAATGCCAAAACCTGATATAACTATAAACAGACCACTTATGGAGTTTGTAAAAAATGAAAAGGTAAAGTTTTTTAAATCATTTAACAGACCTGCAAAAATTAAAAGATTTCTTGAATCAAAGCCAGATTACCAAAAACTTAGAGGTGATGAAAAGTTAAGATTACAAAAGAGATTTAGAAACTTTATTAGTGCTACAGAAAAACATCATTTAGAAGTAAAAGAGGATATGGGTCAACCATCAGATGATTCAATAGATTTAGCTAGAGGTTTTGAAGACAGAGCAGACAATCCATTTATTAAAACTATGTATGCTGTAGAGAACAAACTTGTTTCTGATAATGAAATATTAGATGCATATTTTACACAGTATATAAACAATGGATATATAAGAGACGTTAAAGGCAACAAAACAATGAAAGATATTTTTGAGGATTTAGCCAATACTGAAAAAGGTTTACAAAGTGATGCTCAAACAGCAAGATATAGTGGAACACCAACTAATTTTGATGACATAAGTAAAGATGTTGTAGACCCTTCAGTAGACCCTAAATACGAAAACTGGCTTATAAACAAGAGAAAAGACATTCTTGCTGAAGGTGGTGAGATAAAAGAAAGATTATTTGTAGACTACACACCTGATGGAAGCAGAAGAATATATTTACCTGCTACTCTTAAAAACTTTGTAAAATTAATGAAAAAGAGAAGGGGTGCAGGAGAAGAAAACATGTTTTTACAAGGTATGGGTCAATTAAGAGCCAAAATTACACCACCATTTAGAACAATATCTGAGATAAAAGCAGAACGAAGCAGAATTACAACTTCTGAAGAGTTTAACAAAGAAAGAGATGAGCTTCAAAATTTATATGAAGATGTAATAAATTTAGTGGGAAATATAGCAGATGATGTTTTCAAAAAAAACAATACAACAGCAACGCAAATGGTAGACATGCGTACTACAGAAGAGCTATTTGAAGATATTATGTTAGGCAGATTAGGAACGCATGAATACTCAAAAAACTACGACAAACCTTTGAAAGAAAATAAAGAGTTGCAAGCTAAAGTAAAAGAGTTGAAAGAAAAACTTATCAGTCTACCCACAGAATATTTTGAGGCAAAACCAATGAGAGGTGTAAAATTAGATGAGTTTGTAGGTGCAATAGTTCCTGAAGATGTCTCACCACAAGTAGAAGCTATACTTAAAAAGAATGGACTAAGAGTTGAAAAGTATGCATATGATGATAGTTATGGAATATCAGAGGATGAGTTAAGTGCTGAAGAGTTTGCAAGAGAAAAAGAATTACCAACTAAACAAAATTTATTTAAAAGATTTCCAGAGGTATTGTTCTCAATAGGTGCAGGTGCATCTATTTTACCAGAAATACAAAAACGTAACTCTTTAAAAATGAATGAAGCCCCACTAACTTAATAGTGAGGCTTCGAGGATTATGCGTAAATATAGATTTTTATATCTATAAATTATATTTTATTCGTTTTCAAAGCTCTTTGCAACACTCTTTCTCTTTGTCGTTGCGTAAGACTTGAAACTACATGGAGAACCTTGATGGCAAACTGCCTTTCATTCTCCACTGTAAAGGTGTATTTACGAGCATCTGGGGTGACCTCCACCATTTGCTCTAATACATCCATAGTGAAACCCTGCTTTTCGCAGAGTTTCATGGCTTCAGATTTTGTGATTTTGCTTTTCATACTTCCTCCTTTTCTATAAGCACTAAATCTAGTGTATCTAAATCTTTTAGTTTATTGATTGGAATACGAAGCTGACTAAAATACTCACCATTATATTCAGGTACTATGGCAAAACATTTTGACAAATCATCTTGTATAACATCTAAAAACTCAGATATACCATCATCAAAACTCTTGTAATTTATGCAAGACTTAGGCTCTGTGCCTGCTTCAGGTATATATTTATTTAACCCAAAGCATTTCATTGATACCTGAAAACCATAATCAACAAAGTGAAATTGCTCACCTTCTTCATTCCAACCTACTACTTTGCTAATTAATTGGTCTTCTATTCCACACTTTATATTATTTATAATTTTTTTCATCATCATCTCCTTATACTGTCCACATATCAAAATTCATAATCGTATCATAATAACTTACATCTAAACCTAAATCCCATGCTTTACTGATATTATCTTTTTGCACCTTTTTTAGTTGTAAAAGATATCTATTAGCATTTGTTTTTGTAATATCGTCATTATTGTACAAATCAAATATGACAATTCTTGCATCATCAATAGCTTGAATTTGCTTTATATAAGCATATTGAGTTGGGTTATGGTCAACTAAGAACGCATGCTCTATTGCCATACCTTTTCTTTGTCTGTAACTCTTATTATTAACTAATTCCATTTTTTCCTCCTTAATAATATAGTCTGTTAAATTTATCTTCTAACTTGCCAAAATTAGCTTTGTTAACTAACTCAACAAATAACTCAAAAGGGTCTGTGCCAGATACATCCATTAAAGTATTTGTTGTATCATCTAAAGAACCCTTAACACCATCAGCAAAAACTGTGATACTACCAACTCTTACATATTTAGAACCATCAAGAGTAAACTGTATATCCCATGCAGGAACATCTGTGTTCCAACCATACATGTGATTTTTAGATGAAATTCTCTCAAAGTTAAAATACATATTAGTAGGATGTGGAGCTTTATTTACATAATCTCTATAACCACCCTTACCAGTGATGCTTGTTTTTAGTATTGACTTCATTACTTTCTCCCATAAAAAGTTTTATACATATAAAAGTATATAGTTATTAATTATGATAAGTCAACACTTAATGTGTAGAAAAGTAAAAAAAACTTTAAATTACTGATTTAGTTGTTAAATTAAGATATGTTAAACAGAGCACAATTTTCAGAATTATTAAAAGGAGGGAAAACAGTGTATTATTCTAAAGGCAAAAAAAAGACCATGAAGAAAAAGCCAATAAAAAGGGTCAAAGGTAAAAAGAATGGAAAAAAATAAGACAGAGCAGAAAGATGTGACTATAGAAGTCACTGGTGTTTCTATGTCTGGGGAGGCAGAAATAAATGAACACAATAGACCTGTTAAATCAGATAAAGAAGAACCTGAAGGAGAGAAAAGCTAATATAGCATCTGATATGGTAAGTGGCAGGATGACTGACATTAACCAATATCAAAAGGCCGTTGGTATAGCAGAAGGCTTAGAACAAGCCTCTGAGATTATTGACGAGACATTAAAAAAACTTAATGAGGAGATGTAACCATGACTCATCATCATGCAATTATTACTGATAGTGTTACAAAAGCATCTATTGGTACACACCAACTACCAAAACCTATGAATTGGAAGGTTTTAATTCAACCAAATGATATCAAAGCTGAAACTAAAGGTGGTATCTTATTACCAGACAAAGTGAAGGAGAATGAGCAAATATTGACTGCTCATGGCACTGTAATGGCTTTAGGCGAACTTGCCTATAGAGAAAGAGATACAGGCGAAAGGTGGAAGCAAGAAATAATACCTGCTATAGGCAATAAAGTTACTTATGGAAAATATGCAGGTCAAAAAATTGTTGTTAACAATGTGCGATTTTTACTTCTAAATGATGACGAAATCACAGCGATTTTGCCAGATGATGTAGAAGTCACAGCTTATATTTAAGAGGATATCATGGATAATACAGAAAAAAATCTTGAAGCTATTAATAGTGAAATTAATGAAGCTATTGATGAAGTTAAAAGTAAAAATGAAAATGTAGAGATAGAAGTTACAGAAGAAGCTCCTGCTCCACAAGAAAATAAAGAAGCAAAGCAAAAGGCTGAAGACGCTGAATATGGTGCAAAGGTAAAGAAAAGAATAAAAAAACTAATTGCTGAAAAGCATGAAGCAGAATCTGAAGCTTTAAATTTAAAAAAACAATTAGACACTTTATCTCAGAGGATGCAGAAGATTGAAGATGTCAATACAAAGCAAGGTCAAAATGCAGTGCAAGAGCACTATGATTTGACAAAGCAAGCTTTAGCAAAAGCTATTGAAGAGGGTGATACAGAGGCTCAAGTAAAATTTAACGAAGAATTAGTTGATATTAAAACAGCCTTAGCGTTGCAGAAGATTGAAAACCAGAAGAAAAGAGAAACTGCGTCACCTACAGTAGGTAAGGCAAACTACATACAGCAAAATCCTACACCTGCTTTGGCAACAGAATGGTGGAAGAAAAATGATTGGTTTAATGCAAAAGGGTTTGAGCAAGAGACTGCTATGGCTAGAGCTATTGATGTTCAATTAGACATAGAAGGCTTTGATAAGAATGCACCAGAGTATTATCAAGAGCTAAATAGTCGTTTACAAAAAAGATTTCCTGAGTTAATATCTGAGGATGAGGTTACTAAAAGTACACCAAGAACAAATAGTAGACAAGCAGTCGCACCTACTACGGGTGGTTCTGGATACAGAGGTAACAGATTGAAAGTCACGAAAGACGAACTTGCTATGGCTAGAGAATTAGGTATTACAGACCCAAAAGCATTACAAAAATATGCAAAAGAAATACAAACTTTAAAAGGGAGGAATAACTAATGGCTATTAATAGAAATGTTCGTAATGAGGACTTGAGGGTGTCAGTAAGAGATGAGGAAAGTAGACCTCAAACTACTTGGCAACCTCCTGCATTGTTGGATGCTCCAGAAGCACGACCGGGGTACATTCAGCGATGGGTTGCTACCACGATACAGGGTAAAGATACTCCTGACAATGTGTACAAGCGTATGCGTGAAGGTTGGGAGCCGAGAAAATCTAGTACAGTAAAAGACCAAAAATTTCCAACTATCAACCATGGTCAATGGGCAGGTTGTATAGGTATTGAGGGAATGCTTTTATGTGAAATGCCAAAAGAAAAACATCAAGCGATGAAGGCATATTACAATTCAAAAAGCAGTGACCAAAATGAAGCCCTTACTGGTGAACTAGACTCGTTAGGTCGTAAAGTTGGACAGCCTATCTATCAAGATAGACAGTCTAGTAGTAGTCGTGGTAGAGATAATTTATCTGCCATGGAGGATTAATCACTAATTAGAAGGAAGGAAAAATTATGGCAAATCCTAATTCACCTTATGGTTTTATACCCCTTCGTCACATGAGTGGTAATGCCCCAAGAGCAAACAAATATACTATTACATCAGGTTTAGCAGAAAATATTTTTACTGGTGACCTATGCATCTTAACAGCAGGTGGTGTTATTACACCTCATACTGCAGAAGAAACTAATAATATAGGTGTTTTCGCAGGGGTTTCATACACTGCAAGTGATGGAGAGTATGTATACTCAAAATATTGGCCGTCAGGCACAGTAGCTACAGATATTGTGGCTTATGTGTATGATGACCCATACATTGTGTACAGAATACAATCAGCAGGTACACCTGCACAAACAGATGTTGGAGCATGTGCTGACGTAGTCGCAAGTGCAGGTTCAACAACAACAGGGCAGTCTGGTTTCAATTTAAATGGAACTATGGGTGCTTCAACAGCAACTTGTAAGATTATTGGTTTATGGGAAGACCCATCTAATAGTTTTGCTCAATATGCACAGCTTGAAGTGATGATTAATGAGCATCTACTTAAAGCTACTGCAGGAATATAAGGAGGGCATAAACAATGGCAATGAATAGAGCACAATTTGCAAAAATGCTTGAGCCGGGATTGAATACTCTCTTTGGTCTTGAGTACGACTCATACCCTGCTGAATATCAGGCTGTTTTTGATGCAAACACATCAAATAGAGCTTTTGAAGAAGATGTATTACTAACAGGTTTTGGTAACGCACCAACAAAAGACGAAGGTGCACCAGTATCTTATGATACAGCTTCTCAGGGATACACAGCAAGGTATCAACATGAAACAATAGCATTAGCTTTCTCAATCACTGAAGAAGCTGAGGAAGATGGACAGTATGGTTCAATAGCCTCAAGATATACAAAGGCATTAGCAAGAAGTATGTCAGCTACTAAAGAGATTAAAGCGGCTAATATTTTAAACAACGCAACTTCTGCAGGGGTTTACGCAGGTGGAGATGGTGTTGCATTATTAAGCACATCACATCCAACTCAAAGTGGCAATCAAAGTAATACTTTAGCTACAGCGGCTGATTTATCAGAAACTTCTATAGAATCACTATTAATTCAAATAGCTGATATGAAAGACGATAAAGGTCTTAGAATTGCGGCACAGGGAACAATGTTAATTATCCCAACTGCTTATACCTTTACTGCTCAAAGAATATTAGATTCTGAGTTAAGAGTGGGCACTGCAGATAATGATATCAATGCATTAAGAAGTGGTAGATATATGCCACAAGGCTATCACATTATGAGAAGACTTACTGATAGTGATGCATTCTTCATCAAGACAGATGTGCCAGATGGACTAAAAATGTTTCAAAGAACACCACTAAAAAGAGGTGTTGAAG